GGAGATCCGATTGTAAAGACTAAGACCATTAACTGCAGAGAGCTTATTATAGGTTCTCAGACAGAAGACCTTCCCGAAGAGCAGAAGTTCACTAAGGAAGAGATAGAAAAGGGTCTTAAGCTCAGAAATGAAATCATCGAGAGCGCCAAGTCTAAGGCTAAGACTAAGAAGTCTACTACAACTACAACAAAATCTAGCAATCCTTATGGTTTCTAATAACAGCGAGGTGGTTAAATGATAGATTTATTACATCTTGAGCCGACTCGCATAAGTAAGAATTTAAAGGGTAAGTTCATACTATTGTATGGCTTACCCAAAGTAGGAAAAACTGAATTTCTAAGTAAAATGCCCAAGTCGCTCATATTAAGTTTTGAACCCGGCACGAACGCATTAAACAATGTATATGCAGTTCCTATTCAGACTTGGAGTGATTTTAAAGCCGCTATCAGTCAGCTTCGACTTCCCGCACTAAAAGAGAAGTTTGATGTTATAGGTATAGATACTGCTGATATGGCTTATGAACTATGCATTAAGCAGATTTGCTCCAATAATGGCGTTAGTCAGCTTGGAGATATTCCTTATGGACAGGGATATGATTTAGCAAAGAAAGAATTTTCGGGCGCCTTAAACGAACTTGCGTTTATGGGATATGGCTTAGCATTTACTAGCCATTCAACCGAAAAGAAACTTACTAATGAAAAGGGAGAAGAGTTTCTTCAACTTGCTCCCGCGATGCCCAATAGAGCTTATGATATAGTTAATAAGTTGGTGGATATTATAGGCTATATCCGAGAATTGCCTCCAGTTAATCCCGACGAAAGAAACGTTAAGATTTATTTAAGAGGTAATGATAGATTCTGGGCAGGATCGAGGTTCAAATATATTGAGCCAGTTGTAGATTTCTCTTACGAAAGTGTTGCAAATGCGATATACTCCGCGATTGATAAGGAGATATCGGCTACTACTGGTGGTTCAATAGAGAACCAAACTTCTGATGAATACAATCCATATTTCAAGGTTAGCTACAGCAGCCTTATGGATGAAGCTAAACAAGATTGGCTTGACCTTACCAATGCCAATGGAGAAAACGCTCAAAAGATATTAGATAAAGTGGACGAACTAATGGGAACTCCCGGCGCCCATACTAAAATCTCAGCAATATCAGAAGATAAAATTGAAATTCTTCAACAGGTTGTAGACTTTATGAAGAATATGAGCAAGGGGAGCTAAGCCTCCCCTTATTCTTGTATAATAAGGAGTTCGTATGAATTATCTAGTAACTTTAGATTTATTGATGAATCAACCCTCTATATTAAAGGAATTAACCGATATCACTATTTTAACAAGAGATATGGATAGGGTTTATGCCTTAGCAAATGATAGGTATAGAGATAATATCAACAAGATAAAGGCGGAAAGAGCTATACGAGTTGTAACAGAAGTGTACAAAAATATATTTTTCTCTCCTAAGAAAGATATAGACGAATATATACAAAGTTTAGGTAGCACTTCTGAAAGAGAAAACTTAATTATAATTACTAACAATGTAGTGTTCTGGGCTATCGCAGATTATTATCAAGTAAAAATTCAGAAATATCAGACAGTTGCTACCGACTACAGTGGAGTAAGAACCATAACCCTAGATTTTGACGAGAACGATTACAACGTAGGATTAGATAATCTTCTTCAGAAAACAGATTGGACCGAAGAAGAAATGTATGAGAATGAGTTTTTAATCGTATACCGAAAGCAATACGACCTAAAAGAAAAGGACAATAGTATTCGAGATTTAGAGAGATTGCATAGTATTTATCGTTTTAATAACAATCGCTTAGTTCCACTTAGCCTAACTCAACAGCAAATTAAAAATCCTTATGATAGTATTAAGCCAAGAAATCCCGAGCAGATTGCGCTGTTTAATCTACTGCGTGATGAAAAGATATCCATACTTTTAGCTACTGGTCCTTTTGGCACCGGAAAGACTTTTTGCTTAAAGAACTATGCCCTTGAAATGTTAGAGAAGGGTAAGATTAATAAAATTGTTTATGTGCCAAACAATAGCTTCAATGAAGATACTCGTGATATCGGCGCCCTTCCTGGTGAGCTGTTTGATAAAGAGTTAATTCATTTAGGTAGCTGGATAGATTTGATAGGATACGATAGACTTAAGTCTTATGTTGATGAATCAAAAATTGAGTTAGTACCGATTTCAATAGCTAGAGGTCGTAGTTTTGATAGATCTATTATTATAGTCAACGAAGCTCAAAATCTAACCGATAAACATATTAAACTACTTATAGGGCGCTGCGGCGAAGGCACTCGTATCTTCTTTGACGGAGATATTAAGCAAGCTGATAGCGATACTTTTAGAGATAGAAGCGGATTAAGACTTTTAACTAAACTGCGCTTTAGTGATAAGTTCTCGCCTATCTTTGGTATGGTAAGATTAAACAATATAGAAAGAAGTTTAACGGCACAGGCTTCTGCTTACCTTGACGAAATAGAATAACTTGACTTTTTATTAAAGTTATGATATACTATATTATAGAATTGGGGTGAATTTTATGGATATAGTAAAGTGTCGTAGATGCGGTCAGCAAGTAGATAAACGCGTTGATGATTACGTCAAACTTAGTAATGGCTATGCTCATAAACAATGTGAAGATAATTTTCAAATCAAAAAGAATACTGTTATTTGTCAGATTTGTAGAAAAGGTATCAATAAGCTAACAGATGAATATATTAAGAAATCTAACGGATATATTCACAAGAGTTGTATTAGCTCCGAAGATTTGGATAAAAAAGAATTAAATGATTATATTTGCGAAATATTTCACCTTAAGGCGCCCGGACCTACAAACTCGGCAATGATTAAGCGTTTTCACGAAGAGAATGGTTATTCTTATAAAAGTATGTATTATGCTCTCAAATATTATTTTGAGGTCAAAAAAGGTTCTGTAGAAAAATCTCAAAATAGAATAGGTATTCTTCCTTACATTTATGATGATGCAAAGAACTACTACTCAAATTTAACTAATGTACAGAATAGAGTATTAGTTAATATTGAAAAGCAATTAAGTCAAGAAGAAAAGGTAGTTGTTATCAAAAAGGCGCCGAGTAGACGGAAAAAAGACATTAATTTGGAGGATTTGGTTTGAACTCTTTAATTGATAAAAAGATTATTATTCAATTATTTGGGAGCCTAATGCTAAACCCGACATTAATGGCTCAAACCGATAAATATAATATAGTGCCAGAAGACTTTGGTACTAGTTTTGAAAAGTATATATTTGCTTCAATCTATAATCTATATATAAACGGCGCCGAAACCATATCTCCTCAAGATATAGATGCTTACTTAAGCGACAAACCTAACTGTTATGCTATTTTTGAAAAAGAAAAAGGCATAGCGTTTTTGCAAGACGCTTTGGATTTAGCTCAAGTCGATAACTTTGATTATTACTATAATAAGTTTAAGAAGTTAAAACTCATACAAGATTTAAAGTTAATGGGATATCCAACTAACACTATTTATTGTGAGAATATGTTATTGGATAGTGCGCAAGCCATTAACGAAAAGTTCGAAGAATTAAGTATTAAAGATATAATAGATCACTTTACAGGAAAACTTTCTGTATTAGAAGAAAAGTATAAGGTTAGCCAAGAAAGCAAATCTTATTCTATTGCAGATGGAATTAGTGATTTAATTGAAAACCTAAACACAACCCCTGATGTCGGTAGTCCATTACAAGGAAATATCTTTAATACAGTTGTTCGTGGCGCCCGTAAGAGTAAATACTACGTTCGTTCAATGGGAACTGGCGTTGGTAAGACAAGAAATATGATAGGTGATGTTTGCTATTTATCTTTCCCTTATGTCTACAATTGCGCTAAGGGTGAGTGGGAAGTCACCGGTATGAGTGAAAAGTGTCTGTACTTTGCAACAGAGCAGGAACTGGAAGAAATTCAGACTATGGTTTTGGCTTATGTAGCAGATTTGGACGAAGACATTATACTTCAAGGAAATTATAGTGATGAAATAAAGACTAGACTGAAAATTGCGGCAGAGGTTATAAAAAAATATAAGGATAATCTTATAGTAGTTCATATGCCCGACCCTACAATAGAACAGATTAGAGCTAAAGTAAAATATCATTATTTTAAAGATGGTATTGAAAATCTTTTTTATGACTATATCTTTTCTGGTCCTGGACTTTTGAATGAGTACAGAGATTTGAAAATAAGAGAAGATGTTATTTTAAATATCTTATCAACGGCTTTGAAGAACCTTGCCGTTGAACTCAAAATTTTTGTTATGACAGCTACTCAGTTAAATGATGTTAGTTCTGAAGCAGGTAGAAAAAAGGAGATTAAGGATCAGTCTTTAATTAGAGGTTCTAAAGCAATTCTGGATAAAGCTGATGTCGGAGCAATAGGCGCGACCATATCACAAGATGAATTAGAAATTCTGGCTCCTTTAATAGAGAAATATAAGATTACTCCGAACCAAGTATTGGATGTATGTAAGAATCGTGGTAGTAAATATGTTAAGGTTAGAATTTGGAGTTACGTCGATTTGGGAACCTTAAAGAAAAGGGATTTGTTTATAACCAATGCTCGATATGAAGAAGTTCCCGACTTCACTGTCATAAACTATAAGTTTGAATATAATAATGCAGCTCAATATGAGCCAGAAGCTAGAATGTATACCAAGAAACTTCTAGAACAGACTAATAATGTTAAGTTGACAGACGACGGAGAAGTTATTGAACCGCAAAGTATAGATTGGAGTGTGTTATTTTGATTAATGAAGAAAGACGTATTTTCTTTGAAAACTTTAAGAATAGTTTAACGGAAGAAGATGTAATAAGTTTCTTACAAACACTTGGCGTCAATAACTATGAAAACAAAAATGACTATTTAATTTTCCCGACCATTTGTCATAATGCAGATGTTGAAACGGCTAGCTTAAAATTATACTACTACAAATCAAATAAACTATTTCATTGTTATACAGACTGCGGCGAGAGTTTTGATATATTTGGACTGATAAAAAGATATTGTGATACAAGACAGATGTCTCAGCAACAGTATAAAGAAACTATTAAAACTCTGTTAGCTAAAAAGCCTTTAATAAAAGGAAGTAGTTTTGATGAACTGGGATATGTTCCTTTATCAGAAAAGTTTAAGAAGAAAGAACCTTTAAAACTGAAAACCTTCCCTGACGCTGCTCTTTCTCCATTTATTAAATATTACACATACGAATGGTTGAACGAAGGTATCACGCCAGAAAGTATGGATAAATTTAATATTTTATATTCCATTTCTCAAAATAAAATTATCATTCCTCATTATGATGAAAACAATGAATTAATAGGAATTAGAGGTCGCGCCCTAAATCCAGAGGATATAGAAAAAGGCAAGTATCGTCCAGTAACTATTCAAGGAATTACTTATGCACATCCACTATCCCTCAATCTATATGGACTTAATATTAATAAAAACAATATTAATAAAAGACATTGCGCCATTGTCTTTGAGGGAGAAAAAAGTGTGTTGTTAATGGATAAATATTATCCACAAAATATAGCAGTAGCATCTTGTGGAAGTAATTTTCATAAGGCACAATTAAAGTTACTATTAAATAAAAATGTATCAGAAATAATAATAGCTTATGATAAGGAAAATATAACCACTAAAGATAATGAGTTGTATTTTAATAAACTATACAATATGTGTGATAAGTATAAGCACTATTGTAATTTTAGTTTTATCTTTGATAGAGAAGGGTTATTATCAGACAAAGACTCTCCAATAGATAAAGGTCAAGACGTTTTTGAATACTTACTTTCAAAGAGAGTTAGAATATAAATTATAGGAGAGATTAAATGCAATATAAGGTCAAATCGTTAATTAAGCAAGATTATTTAAATACAATACTAAAAGAAAGGGGAATTGAAGACCCCGAAAGATATGCCAACCCTTTAATGAGCGACATCGAGCCACCTCTTAATTTAGATAATATTGAGAGAGGATATAAGCTATTAGAAAAACACATTCATAATCATTCTAAGATTGCTCTTATTGTAGATTGTGACTGCGATGGCTATACTAGCGCCGCCATTATATATAATTTTTTAAAAAGCTATTATGAAATTGATATAGATTATTATATTCACGAAGGCAAGCAACACGGCTTAGAGGATCAAATAGATAACTTAATAAATAAAAATTATGGATTGATTATCGTACCCGATGCTGGTAGCAATGATTTTGAGCAGCAAAAGGCTCTCAACGATGCCGGCGCCGATATATTAATACTCGACCACCACTTGGTTGATGATATAGATGAAGATTACTATTTCAATAACGAGCATACTGTTATCATTAATAATCAGTTGTCTAAGAATTATACCAATAAGGCTCTTTCTGGAGCAGGGGTTACCTGGCAGTTCTGTAAGT